TATTGCTTTTCTTTTCGGCACTATTCTACATTTTTTATTTTGTAAGTCTACAGATAAAATATGTATTCGTTTGTCTTTAATTCTAGGAGAACGAGCTATAATACTTCCGTCTTTTCTTTTACCTAACATTTTTACATCAAAATATTTATGTTCTAAAGTAAAATTATTTTCAGCACCACCATCTTCTGCCATACCACCTACTAAACAAACACCTATACTTTTAGAATTAACAGCAGGCGCATGAGCACCTTGAAAAGCTTCTGATCTAGCTACTTCTACTTTACCATCACGTCTTACAATATAATGATAACCTACATCATCCCAACCATTATCTTCTACGTGCCACTTACGAATTTCTTTATACCCAATATCCATAGATGGTTTAGTTGCAGCACAATGTACTACAATCATTTCTGTTTTTTTTCTTAACTCCATGTCGCTTTCCTTTTTGGCACTATTCTACATTTTTTATTTATTAAGTCTACCGATAAAATATGTATACGTTTGTCTTTAATTCTAGGTGAACGAGCTATAATACTTCCATCTTTTCTTTTACCTAACATTTTTACATCAAAAAATTTATGTTCTAATGTTTTAGGATCCACGGCAATTAAATCTATAGGCGATTGTGTTTGACTTCCTTTAAACACATAGTAACCTTGTTCTTGTAACCACACTGTTGCTAAATTTTCACAAAGACACCCTTTATTTTTGGCTATCATTGAGTAAATTCTTTCTCAAATTTTTCTTTTTTAATATCTTTTTCTTCAACTTCTTTTGCACCTTTAATAGCTTCTATTACTTTATCAAAAGTTTTTTCTTTAGCTTTACCAAAAACTGCTTGAAGAGATTTTATTGCATATTTAGCTGTAGCATCAATTGGAAAAAATATATCAGCATCATCTTGCATTCTATCTTCGCCTTTCATTTCTTCATATTTATCTTCTAGATATTCTTTATATACTAATGGATTTTTAAAAGGATTAAATGTAAAAGGTTTTCTTATACCTGCTCCTCTATTTAATCCTAAATTAAAAAAATCAACAGTTTTATTAATTGCTTTAAGTGCTTTAGTCATAAAAACACTTCTTTCTTTTTCTGGTAATTTTGTAATCCATGCTGGATAATTACCAGCTAAAAAGTTTTTCTTTGCTGCCTCTATAAACATTCCGTAATCATTAAATAACATTAAATTATCTTGACTTAATCCATATGTATCTAATAATCTTGCTGCACGATTAAGTATTAATCTTTTATGGTTTAAAGGTCCGTATATCATATCAATAAATAAAGCAGCATTTTTTGAAGCTTCTTTTAAACTTGTATCAGCAGCTTTAGCTAAATTTGCAGGAATTTGTAACATTTCTAAAACGTCTGCCATTGATCTATAAACATTAAAAAAATTAGCATCAAATAATTGTAAAAGTGCTGATCTATTTGTATTTAAAAAAGCATTTAATTTTGCTCCATTTAAAGTACCTGCTTTTAAAGGAGTTCCTCCTATTATTTGTGCAGTTTTTTGTGCTAATCCAGTAGGAACAAAAACATCTCCGCCTACATCTTTCATCATTCTTTGAATAAAAATTTGACGAATTTCTTTTACTGTACCTGCAGGTAAAGCTTGTAATAATTTTGTAAGACTATTTTTTTTAGTAAAAGCTGGAGAAAGAATAAATTCAACTATTTCTCCAGGACCTTTTGCACTTAAAGCACTCCAATCTCCAATACCTGGTAAATATTTACCAACAGCAAGATTAATATCAGCTACTTCGGCCAAAGCATTATCTAGAGCTTTCATTACACTTTGAGTAGATTTTAATTTAGCATATTCTTCTTTTCCTAAAATATTTTCATAATTTTTACCAAATTTTGAAAAGAATTCACTATGACTCATTTTAGTTTCTGTACCTTTAGGCACTACTTTATTAAAATAATTTCTATATAGAGCTTCTTTTACATTACTTACAACTTTAGGAGGTATTACTCCTGTACTAATTAAATCACCTAATTTCATTGATTCTACAACTGAATCATTTGTAGTATCTACAAGTTTTTTAAATAAATTTGTACTTGCATATCTTAAATTTGCTGTTCCTTCTAGAGTAAGTTGATTTCCAAAATCATTAATAAAATTATTAAAAAAACTTTCTCTTTTTAAATTTAATAAATTTAATTGTTCTTTAAATGCATTAGATAATTCTAAATCTCCTGATTTCATTAAATTTTCTTGAATATTTGCATTTATATTTTTACTTAATTGTACATAAGCACCTCTTTTTACTCCTTTTTCCAAGGTCTCAATTACACCATTAACAGCATTTTTTAAAGTAACAGCATCTTTTAAAGTGATTTCTTTAGTTTTTTGTAATACTTGAAAACCTTCACTCATGATTTTTAAATCTTTACCTGTTTGAGCAAAACCACCTTTATTTAATACTTGTAAAGTTTTATATAATTTATTACTTGCTTTAATTTCATTAACTTTTTTTTTAGAAGTTTTTTTAGTCCATGTTTTTAATTTTGATGGAAATAATCCTTTTTTAAAAGTATGCTGTTTAGCATCTTTATTTAAAATTTGAATAGCTTTATTTACATTAAAAGGAATAATATCTGTATTTTTTGCTATACCTTTTATTATAATATCATCTAAATAAGTTATTTGTGATTCTAAAGATTTATAAACATTATCTAATGTAACTCCAAATTCATCTAGATATTTAGCAGCAGAACTACTTACATAACTTCCTTCTAACTCTGCTACTTGTTTTGTATTTTTTAACAAAGCTAATTCAGCATTTTTAATTCCGATAGCAGCTTGACCTTCTATTTGGTTAGTTACATTAGCTATAATTTTATCAGCTTCTTTATTTCCTACTTCAGATACTTTTGTTGTTTGTTTTAAAATTTTATCTTCAATTGCTTTAAAAGCAGATTTAGCTTCTAGTCTTGCTACATTATCAGATAATAAAGCTCTTTGTGCAGCACTTCCTTTTTTAATTAATTGATCAGAGTTTAAAATAGCTTTACCAACTGATACTGCAAAATAATTATCTACTTCTGCTTGAGTAAAGTTAAATTCTTTTTTCATTTGATCTTTAACTTTATTTACTTCTTTAAACATTGTGGTATTTGTTTTACCTTCTGTTTCTATAAATTCTTGTATAGTTTTTGTGCTTAATTGATTTTTACCTAAAATAGTAGGAAGTATTAATTTAGCACCTGCTAAAAATACTCCAGTTGCAGCAGCATCAATGGCTGCATATTTTATAGACATATCAATAGCAACTTTATTAAATTCTTCAGGTGTATACAAATCGTTTTGTAAACCTAGTTTATGATAACCATACATTAGTCTTGCATATTCAGTAAATCCAGCACTTACAGCAGATCCTGCAACAGTACCTGCTGGACCTAAAGAACTTCCAAAAGTACCACCTATAATAGAAGCAACGATAGGAGCACTGTCAGCTGCAGCATCTTTTAAATCATCCATAGATAATTTAGGAGAATCAACAGCTGAAAACATATTATTTCCACCTAATTCTTTTGGTATTCGATAAACTAATCCTTCCTTCTTTCTTCCTTCATAAGTTAATTCAACAGTTTTAACTTCTATTTTATCTAAATATTTTGCAAGAGTTTCTTCATCATATTCACCAGATTTAGTTATTCTTTCAATAAGCAAATTTTTAATATTATTTTCTTTAAACTGTGCTCCATCTAAACCAAATCCTAAAATAAATCTTATATCACCTGTTATTTCATTTTCTTTATCAGCTTTATATCCATTTAATTCGTATAAAAGTTTAGCTGGTATATGACCACCTTCTGTTTCTATTCCGGCACTATCAACAAATATTTGTTCATCTATTTTTTTCGCTTCAGATGCAGAATTTATAATTAAATCTAAATCAATTCCGTTTTTTGCTAAAAATTGTTTCTCAACTTCATATTCAGATTTACCTTCAGTTTCTAGTGGTTGTAATTCTACTTCTTCACCTAAAATTATTTTTTTAGCATCTTCTGGTTTTACATCTAATTCTAATAATCTATTAAAATCTTTTTGTTGCTCTTCTGTAAATATTTTTTTTTCTGCTGCAGCAACTGGTGTAAATACAAAATCAGAAACTTTTTGAAGTATATTTTTTTCTGGTTTAATTTCTTCTTGTTGTTCTACTTTAATTTCATTATTAGGTTCTTCTATTTTTATTTCTTCTTTTTCAGATAAAATATTTTCAGGAAGTTTAATATCCTCTTTAATAATTTTTTCGTTTTCAACCATAACATTTTATTTTTTCTTTTGATTTTTTTTAGTTATTTTTTCTATTTCTAATTCTTTTTCTTTTTCAGCAGTTACAAAAATAGTAAATGAATCCATTTCACCTTTTACTTGTTCAGATTTTAAACTTTGATAATAATAAGCTGTAATTAAACCTGCATCAGTTATATCTTTTGCACTTCCTTTGCCATATAGTTCTTCTATTGTAGAAGTAGCAACAGAATCATTTTCTCTTAATTGTGCAGCAATCATTTTTTCTGAATCTAAAATAGATTTTTGTTCAAAATCTAAATCTTCAATTTCAAAATATTTATTTGCTAAAGGTCTACTATTCATATAGATTTCTTTAGTTGCCATTTCAACAGCGATCAATCTCATTAGAGCTTCTGGTTTTGAACCTATATCACCTTTAGTTTGTAATAAAGTATCTATATCTTTATTTGAAACTGGATATAATTTTTTAACTTCTTGAACTACCTGTTGAAAAGTTGCAGCTTGAAATAAATCATTAAATATAACTTGATCCTCTAATTTCATTTTACTTCCATAATCTTTATCAGTAAATTTTGCTGCAAGTGCATTATATGCTTCTTCACCACCAGGTACTTCTGATAAAAAAGCTTTTATATTTGAAAATGTTTTATTAAGAATACCAGTAGGAAGTTCATTTCCATCTAAAGCAATTTTTTTAGCTAAATTATATCTTTGTGATATAGGTATAAATTCTTTTAATCTATCTTTATCATCTTCTTTATATGTTTTAAAAGTTTCAACAAGTAATGTTTCTTTAGGATTTGGATATCTTCTTGGTTCTTTTTTTTGTGCTTTTAATGTAGCAATATCTTCAGCAGTAAATTGTTTTTCAGCTTTAATTAAACCTTCAGATATTTTACCTAAAGGAGATTTAGCTTGAGAAAGCGGTGTAATACCTGATGATGCATTTATAATATATAAACCTCTTAAAAAATTTCTTTTCTTCTCTTTATCACTGTAAATTTCATCAATTCTTTTAGGTACTTCTGTAGCAATATTTTCAAAAGTATTTCCAACTGCTTCTTTAAAAGTACTTAAACTTCCAGTTACATTATCTAATTTTGTACTTAAAGCATCACCTAATTCTACTTTAAATTTTCCATCTTCACCTGTTTCTCCTTCAATATCTTTTGTATCTACTTCAACATTTTCATCTACATTAACATTTTCATCTACAGTTAATTCATCCGAAACAATAGGTGCACCTTTTTTTATAACTTCCAATGCAGCTTGATTTACTTTTTCTTTATTTTTTTCTATTTCTGATAAAGCCATTAAACCTCCTTAAATTCTACATCAAGTTTAGAGTAATCTACCATTAAGTATCCAAATTGATTTGCAGTAGCTGCTTGTGGTACTTGATGAGCCATTACACCTTGATATGTTCTATCATCACCTAAATATTTAAAGTTATAAATTTTAATTCCTTTAGGAGATTTACCAACTAATTTAATATCTCTTTTTAATCTTACATCAGACATAAATTGTGCTCCAGCTAATGCAGCACCAGATACTTGACCAAAGATACTCGGACCACCTACTGGTGTACCTACTGATCCTGATCTTTCTTCTCCATAACTTCTTATAGGAGCACCTGATAATGCTCCAACCATTTGTCTTATTTGTCCAGCAGGATATTCTCTTGCTTCTATAAAGTCACGATATCCTTCTGCTAATTTAGCTTGTTCTATTCCACGTGCTTGTGCACCAAAAGCTTGAAGACCTTGTGCACCTGCTTGTAATGCACCTATTTGAGTAGTTGCTCCTTGCATTTGTGCAGCTCTATCTTGAGCAAATCTTGCTGCACCTGATTCAAAACCAGCTTGTCTTAATCTAGCTGTTGTATCAGCTACTGAATCTAAATATCTTTCTTGTCCTAAAACATTTTGAATACCTTGCCTTGATCCTCCAAAAGCTCCTGAACTTATAGCTTGAGCATCCATAGCTTTAGTGCTTTGTCCATAAGCTTCTCCTAAATCTGTTAATGCTCCTGAAATAACTTGAGCTTGATATGGATTAGCATAATTTGCAGCTGTTGCTGTATCATAAGTTTGATTTGCAATATTAGCTAATTGTCCAGCTTGAGGAATTACTTGTTGAGAATATACATTTTCTGCTGCAATTTCTTGAGGATCAAGTGAAGCTATACGTTGACCTTGATATGCAGTATAAGGTTGACTAAAAACATTTTCTGCTGTTCTTAAAGTACGTTCTTGAATTTCTTTAAAGTATTCAGGTATATCATAGCTAGTCGATGACTGCGATGGTGCCTGTACTACTGTTGTGCTTGGTTTGAATATACTACCCATTGACGATAAAAGTTCCTCCTATAACTTTAAAACCTAATTTAATAAAGGCATTGTTTTTTCTTTCAACATCTTTACCTTGGAATATTTCACATATAGCCGTAACTTTATTAGCTAATGCATATTCCTTAAATACTATCATTAAAGAACGAAAAATGCTAAATCTTCGATGTTGTGGACTTACATGTAACCATAAAGTTCTCATAAACTTTTTATCACTATACCACGTTTCATCTACTGTAGCAGCTAATGTTCCTACAATAATATTTTCATATTCTACTACTATAACAAAACTATTCTTAATGTAAAATACTATATTTTCTAATGCTTTTTTATTATTAGTATTTCCAAAATTGAAAGGAGCTTCAATTAACCACGTTTTTAATAGTTCTCTTATTCGAACAGCATCCGAAATTTGTGCTTTTCGTATTTTATATTTATCTTTTTCCATCAGCCCTTAAATTAACTCTCAAAGTTCCAAATCTCCAATTATCTCCTATTGCTGTATTTTCTATTTTTATATTAGATTGTCTACCACGGATTCGAGTATTAATAAACCCTGTTGTGTTGCTTACGGCTACAGTTTCACCAACAGTGGTATTACCATAAGGATAATCTCTTGTAGTTAAAGTAATTAAAGTATTTCCTGTTTGATTTTGAAAATCTGGTATAATTTTGTTTATAAACATAAATTCTTCTCCATCAGCTAAATCACCATCACCAGATTGAATATATGCTGATAATGCCGATCCATCTGCATCTACACCATCTTCCATTCTATAAATTAAACTTCTGCCTTGAGTTAAACCATTAATTTGAATATAAGTATTAGCAGTAGAATTAGCAGTATATTCTGTGGCTAAAGGATTTAATTCAACTCCATTATCTTGATAAGTACTTCTATTCATTGTACCAAAAGACCAAGAGTTTTCTAAATAATTGTAAATTACATATTTATCACATTGAGATGAAGAACTAGAACAATAATACCATATTACTTCAGAGAAATTAGAATTTTGTGCAGCATATACTTGAGGATATTGAACTTTATTTATATCATCAAATACATGATTTAATACAGGACAAGGTATTTCTTGAACAGCTCCTGCATATCTAAAAAATTGTCCATCAGACATCCAATAAGCTATATCATCTATTACTATTGCGGAATTAAGACCTACAGCTCCACAATCATTACCTAATTGTCTAAAACCAAATATAAAAGGAGGTCCAATAAATGACATTGATTGCATTGTAGTATCTGTCCATACAAGAATAGTTCCTTTAGCAGGACGTGCACATCTTATTTCACTTCCACCTGCTATTCTTTGTGAACCTGCTGAATTAGTTACATTAGGAGTCCATTGATTATATTCTTCTTGATCTGACCAACGAATAAACATTTTATCTTGAGTTGAAGTATTTCCAATAGAAGTTTCTGTGCCCATACATATTACATGTCGTGTTTCAGTTGATACTAAAGATAAAGTTGAATTAGTCGGAGCATTAGCAATAGGAGTAGCTCTATTACCACTCATTCCACCTGAAGTATCCCATTCATAAGTTGCACCATCTTTTTGAGTTATAATTAAATCTTCTCCCCAATTATTAATAGACCACATTCTCATATCTAAAGTTACATTAGAGGTACTTCGAGGAGTTCCCCATGTACTTGTACTCCAAGTTCCAGCTCCCCAACCATATCCAAATGTTTGTTCATCTGGTCCTATATTTAATTGATAAATAGCAGTACAATTTCCTGTTGGACCTGCTGTTGAAGTGGCTGTAGCATTACTTGAAATTATGTAAGCATCTGCATTAGTAATTGATAATATTTCATATTCAGCATCTAAAGTCGCTGCAGGAATTCCTCCTACTGATGAACTAGAACTAGAAAGAGTTACAAAATCTCCTACACCAGCTCCATGCGAAGAATGAGAAATAGTAATATTAGCACTTGTATTAGTAGTAGTAAAAGCATTTACAACATTAGCTGTTAACCTAATAGGAGTAATATCTTGACTATCTCCAGAAGCATAAACATAAACTTTTCTATCAGTTCCTAAAGCTTCATATCTGGCTCCAGTTAAAGAAAACCATTGTTCTAAAGCTCTTCCTACTCCAACATAATAATCTAAACTAAATTTATTCCAACCACCTAATTTTTGAGGAAGTCCTTTACGAAATCTTATTTTATCTCCATCAATCCATCTACCTTCAGCACCAGTTTCGGTGTTTTCAGTATCTAATCCAGGTTGAAAATTTAACTTTGTTAATGGCATAATTATTAGTATACAACAAAAATTTAAAAAATATAGTTAGTTTTGTTTAATTATAAGCTTATTTATATCTGGTAAATAAGCATATTTTAAGTCTGAATTTTCAAAAGTAAATTTTAAATCTTCTAATGTTTCTACCAAAGCTTCACCTGGTAAATTTAAGCTAGTATTCAATAAATATGGTATATTTGTTCTTTTTTTAAAAGCTTGTAATAAATTAAAATATTTAGTATTTTCAATATCTACAGTTTGAACTCTAGAATATCCATCTTTTGATACTATTGATTTAATAGGTTTTTTCATTTTAAAAACATATAACATATATGGAGATTTGGTTATATTTTCAGATTCAAAATAATTTAAAAAATCTTCTTCTAAAATAGAACAAGCAAAAGGTCTATACCAAGCTCGTTTTTTTATCTTACTCATTCTTTCTTTTGCGTCATCTAAATTAGCATCAATTAATAATGATCTATGTCCTAAACCACGTTGACCTTGTTCTGATTGACCTGAAAATAATGCAATTACTTCTTTATTAAGTAATAAATCTACAATAAAATTATCATCTACTTTTTTTATTTGATAATCTTTAAATATTTCTAAATTATATTCTGGTAAAAAACCTAAAAATACATCATCAAATCTATTAATAGTTTTATAAGATACTTCTAAACCACATTTAATTGCTGCACCTAAAGATATACCTTGATCATTACATAAAGGATCTACAGAAACATTAACATCTAATTCTTTAAATAAACGAGTATTAGTAAATATATTTTGAGCACAACCACCTGTAATTATTAAATTTTTACAAGGAAATTGTTTAATAAATTTTTTTATATCATATAAAGCTTTTTCTTCAAAATCTTTTTGAACTCTCCAAGCTATATCCTTAGAATAATCATCATTTTTATTAAGAGTTAATTGTTGCTTTAAATTTTGAATTGGAATATATCCATCTTGTCCATTAAAATATTTAGTATTAAAAATATATTTTTCATTTAAAAAACTTTTAATATCTGAATTTTCTTTTCCATAAGTAGAAAAAGCCATAGATTTACCACAATCATTATACTCTAAACCAAGAGATGTATTTAATTTAGCATAAGCAACGCCACATTCAGGTATGTTGCCATCATAAGTATCACTATCTTTTGATCCATAATAAATTTTAAATGCTTCTATTTTTTTTTCTTTAAATATATATCCACTTACCGCTTCTTCTAATAATATATCATCTTTATTATAAAAAGCAGCTCCATGACCATCATATACATAAATATTTGCTTCAGTAAATTTAGTAAAATGAAAAGCACACAAAGCATGAAATATATGATGTTGTTTTCTTCCTATTTTAACAATTTGTGTTTGATTGGTAATAATATTATTTCTTTTAAATAATTCAATAATTTTATCACACCAATTATTTTCAATTACCCATGTTAAAATAAATATATCAGCTTGAATATTATTTTTTTTTAAATTAATTATTAGTTCTCTAGAAGGTATTGCATTTGATTTAAATTTATTTAATCTTTCTAATTGAGTATGATATACTATTCTTCCTTTATCTAAATATGTTATTGAACCATCATGACCAAAATGGTAAGATAAAATTCTCAAATTTCTAACCTTGTGTGTTGAAAATCTCCTCCAACTGGTCCTTTTATAAATGTATTATATGCGATACTAATTCTAGTTATATTTGAATTATTTTGTTGTACTCCATGAGTTAATGTTGAAGGAAACATATACAAATTATGTTTCATAAGATTATACCAAACTCTATTAGTATTATACCAGTTAGGTTGTTTTACATTTAAATTAAGTAAATATCTATAATTATCATTATAGAATTCAATAGGTGTACTTTCACCATCTACATAATAAACTCCACTAATAATACTATTAGGATGACTATGAATATGGCTTTTTGTTCCCGGTTTATTATAATTAACCCAAGAATTTGTAATATATATTTGTTGAGTTTCTCCGTATTCTAAAACATTATAAAAATAATAATTTATTTCTTTTTGAATATATTTTTTTAATTCTAAAAGTTTATTTAAAAAATATTTATCATTACCTACTAAATTTCCATCAGTATTATCAACAGTATTAATTATTTCTTTATCTATTAATTCTCTTTCTTCTGTATTTAAAACATAAGAATTTTTACTTAAATATAGAGGATATGAAAATAATGGAATTACATTTCCTGGTTTAATATCAAAATTATTCATTATAATTTTTCTTTACTTTTAAAAAAATATGACATTCGAGGTAATCCTAAATGTATTCTCTCATCATAAAGATTTTTAGTTCCAAAACTTTCTATATCATTATAATGTAAAAAAACTTGGGAACATGAATTACCTTCAAAAGGTTCTCTCCAATGTTCTAAATCAATTCCTCGATAAACTAACATATCTCCAGGTTCTAAAATTATTTCTACTCCTGGTGTATTTTCAGATATATATTTTTTATTTTTTACAGTTCCTTTAGATTTATCTGGCTCAATATATATTGGCCAAGGATCACCACCTAAATTAAGAGTAGTAGATATTTCACAGGCATCTCTATCTTTATGACGTTTTAATTCGTTTCCAGTTATATAAATTCTTGCAAAACTATATGTTTCAACTAAACTTTTTTTAATAGCTTTTTCTAATACAGGTTTTATTGTTTTTAAAAGTATTTCCATTACTGGATCACCATAAATAGAAAATGCTTTAGGAACTTGTTCATCATCTCTTGTTCCCCAATCTTCTGTATAAGGAGATATATGTCTTTTCTCTCTAAAGGTATCATATATTTCAGCTTTTAAATGTAAATAATCACAAGAAAATTTAGTTAATTCTTGTGACAATGCATTTTTAATTAAGTGATATCCTTTAGTTTTAAAGCTCATAATTTATATTTATATTTAATCTTAAATGTTTATCATTTTGTGTAACACTTCTATGTTTTAAATTTCCATCAAAAATAATCATTTGATTTTCTTTAGAAAAATATTTATCTCCATTTTCAAACTCTGTATACCCATTATTTGTATTAATAGAATATAATGCTACTTTATGTTTTGTATTATAGTCTGTGTGAAATCCATTTTTTATTTGTTTTCCTTGATTTGGATAACAATTTATTTTAGCTCTAATAAATTTTTTAAAACTTAATTTATTTATTAAAGGCAATCCTATTGATTCAAAATATTTACTATTTATACCTTTATCATGTAAGTAGAGAATATGAACAAACATAAAATCATTATGTGTTCTTTTTGCGACACCGTGTAAAAAAAAATAAGGAAAACTTTCATCTTTAGTTAAGATATCAAAAATTTTTTTATGTGTTTCTTTATCTAAAAAATTATCAATAATTTTAATCATCCCATATTAAAAGACAAAGAAATTCTTGTCTCATCCGATAAGTTAGGTTCAACATCATGCCATACAGATGATGGAAATAAAATTAAAACATTTTCTTCTGGTTCTATCCTATATGTAACAGAATTATAACTATTCCATTTTTTTATATATTGTGAATGAAAATTTTGTGTATATAATATTTTATTGTGATCATTATGTAAAACTAAATCACCTGACTTTTCAGGTCCTTTAATAAAAAATACACCTGACATAAAACTAAAAGGATGATCATGAGCTTTATTTATTGCATGCCTTCTATTTACATTTAACCATAATTCATTCATTTGAATATTTTTATTAATATTAAATAATGAATAATATTTTAATAAATCTTCTGTAATATCTTTAAAAAATTTCTTTTGAAAAACATCTTCTTTTTCTATTAAATCTGGACTTTGATATCCTCGTATATTATCTTTTTTACGTGATTCATATTTTTTTTCAAATTCTAAAGCTTTTTTAGTATAATAATTTACATCTAAATTTTTTTTAATATTATAAATTGGTGTTTTAAATATATCTATTATTTCATTCATTGAAATTTAGGACCTCTTGACCATATTACTAATGAGTTTCTTATTCCTTTTTTTACAGGTTTTACTCTATGATAAATATATGACGGAAATACTAAAAGGCTACCTTTTTTACACATTGATCTATCTAATGTTGTTATTTTTGTATCTCCTTTATTACGTCCATCTTGATATTTAAATTGAAATTCTCCTTCTTCATAATCATCTGAATCATTTAAAAAAAGAGAAGCTGAAATTTTTCTTTCATCAGAAGCATCATTTACTATGTCTTGATGCCAATCGTAATAACCATTTTCTTTATAAATAGTAAATTGAAATCTTTCAAAAGAGAAATAATTAAAATTCCAACCAGCATTTTTATTAGCTATCGAAATTGGTGGTTTAATTAAATTAAATATCCATGCTTCATCTAACCAAACTATACTTGACTTTCTAATTTCATGTTGTTTTTTAAGAGCTTCTGGATCACCTTTTAATATTCTATTTTTTAAATCTTCATCATTCCAAGATGTAAGTGCAATTTCAGTTGTAAATTGCTCATAAGCATATTTTACAATATTATCACATAAATGATCTGGAATTATTTTTTTAAAAAACCAATAAGGTTCCTTAACTATCACTTTTTTTCCTTTCTAAAATTACTCTGTTATCTCTATCCAAGTGTTAGTGGAATTATCCCAATAATAATTTGTTACTGGTGTATTACCATCTGATGCGTCTACATCTGATTTTAAAGGAGAAACCCATTTTTGTAAATCTTCATTCCATTGTACACCAAATCTATCTGCAGATTGTTCTGGTGTTGGTTTTGTTTCAGGTGCTAGCCATTCACCAGTTGAATCTTGAGTCCAAGAAGCAAATGGTTGTTCCATTTCAAATCTATTTTCAGAAGAATTATATTTACCACCTATTGATGCTTCTCTAATTCTTTCTGCAGTACATTCTTTCCAAGTTACTCCACCATTCATATGATTATCTGATGTAAAAGTATTTTCATCTGCACTATCAGATACAGTAATAACATTAACTACAATTCCATTACTATCTAAGTCAGCAAACCTTTTCATATTATCCTCCCCATGCTCCTGATTTTCTATATTTATTAACTTCAGGTAAGCTCCAAATTCCAGATGCATTAGAAAATGCACCAGTCTTAACTATTATTACACCGGGATAAGATTTATCAGCATCAGGTGAACCAGATGAATTGTTGGTATTAGCACCTGCTCCATAACCACCAGCTGTCGGGGGATAAGGATATGATCCGCCTTCGCCTGATCCTCCCATTGAATAAGTTACATCACTTCCGCTTATTGTATTAGGTGATCCTGCACCGGGAGGTCCTCCATGACCGCCAGTTCCACCAGCTCCTCCGCCGCCTCCAGCAGGTTCATAATTAGGTGAAGGTGTACCATTACCACCTGGGTTTCCTTCTGGTGGAGAATAACCTCCTGCGTTTCCAGAACCACCACTTCTTACTGGTCCGGGAGTTGCGCCGTCTCCAGCTCCTCCGCCTGATCCGCCTGGGTTACCATTTTGGTGTCTACCACCTGCTTTTCCTCCGCCTGAAGCTGCCAATCTTTGGGGAGCAGGATTACCTGGTCCTCCAAACTGACTTGCTCCGCCAGCTGAATCAGCACCACCAGCACCACCAACAGTAATAGGATAAGTTGATGAAGCAGTTATACTTTGAGCAGGAAAATATCTATATCCTCCGCCTCCTCCGCCTCCAGGTGAACCTGAAGGTGATTGAGCACCACCGCCACCACCTACTACAAGTATGTCAGCTTGTGTATTTACTCCGGAACTATAAGTTCCTGATTCTGTAAAAGTATTAATTGTTGATGATCCGAAAGAAGGATCTTGAGTAGGTCCAATTATTCCACCATTTGCCATTTAATAACCTCCTAGTCTGCAATTACATCATAAGATACTAAACATTCTAAATCAGAATTAGCTCCTGCAAATGCTTGTATCTTTTCATTTTCTTCAATATAAAAAGATGTGTTTTTACCAATTAATTCAAGTGTTGCTTGAGCAGGTACAGAAATTATATTTGCAATAGCTCTCGAATTAGAACCATCATAATAATTTACTGTTACATTAGCTGCATTTGTACCATCAATATTTGATATTAAAATAGTATTTATTTTATTAACTGTATTTGCAGCAGCTGTTACTAAATTTGCACTTGTTGTAGTTAGAGCAAAAACATCTGTTTTTCCATTGATAGTTGCTACATTAACTATATTTGGGTTTGCCATATTTTTTTTCTCCTATTATCCAAAAATCATCGCCATAGCGATAGCTTTTCCTGTTGTTATTCCCGCTGTAGCAAATGATAAATTTTTACTTCCATCAGTTGTTAAAGCTTGTCCACTACTACCATCAGAAGCTGGTAAAGTAAAGTAATTAGATGATCCTGCATTACCAATTCCTGTAACATTTATATCACCTAAATCAGTCATTACATCAGCAATTGCCGATCCAGTTGAATATACTAATGTTTTTGTTCCTTGTTTTAAAGCAACTCCATTAGCAGCATGACCTGTATTAGCAAATGTTAAAGTATATGAACCAGATGTATTATTAAATAGAGTATATTTTGTTTCAACAGCATCTGTAAAAACATGAATATTAGCTGTTAAAGCACCAGTGAATTCTAATACTGCATTATGAACTTGATCGTCAGTAGAAGAATCATCTGTATTAGTTGTTGAATTAGCTGAAGTTAAAGTAATATTTGCATTTCCAGCAACATTTGCTGCTTGATAACCTTTTACTGAAGCATCAACTCTGTTAAAAACATAGTTGACAAGATTACCCCAATTACCTGAGTTTTCACCTGAAGCTTGACGTTCTAATTTTAATCTCGCTGTGTAACTTGAAGACATAATTATTTATACCTTATTAATTTATTTTTGTAAATAATATATATTTGTATTAAAATGTACACTATAAATTTGTCCATGTGTAAGTATTTCCATCAGTAATATCATCCCAAAATCTTAAATCTACTGGTGTAACATTAGCTTGTATTCCAGTCATTTCTAGGAAATTATTAGAATCAGGTATAATTGTAGCTAAAGAAACAGTCATACTTTCACCAGTTATACTTAAAATTTGAGCACTAGAAATAGTAATAGAGCCTGTATTTGCATTAGCATTAATTCCAGTAATAGGAATAATGTTTTCAGAAGCTGTGGTAACAGTTCCAGAATGAATAGTCATTGCTGAACCTGTTACATCTAAATAATTAGCTGTTCCAGTAGTAATCGCACCTAAATTTGCTTCTAAATCAAATTCTGGAACTACAATAGTAACAGCTCCACCTGCAGCAATAGAAAAAGTTCCAATAAATGTATTTGCTAGTAATCCAGTAATAGTACCTGTATTAGCACTTGCACTAATTGTACTTGATCCTACATTTGCATTTGCATGTTGTCCAGTTATAGAAATATTATCTGCATTTCCTGTAACTGTGATTGAACTTACATTTGCATTTACATGTTGACCAGTAATTGAAAATAAACTACCATTTCCTGTTAGAACATAACCACCCGGAGTGTTCCATGCACCAGAACTCCAAGCTTGTCTACCCCAGCCAAGTCCAAGATCAATTTCAACAATTGTTTGAGAGCCAGTTACAGTAACAAAAGCACTAGGTGCAGCATTCCATGTTGCGGAACTCCAAGTTGATCTTCCCCAACCTTCATTTATTTGTGCATCTACAGTAACCGAATTTAATGCAGTATTTGCTAAAAGACCTTCAATTACAGACCCTGAAGCAGAATTATTCCAACTACCAAGGTTCCATTGGCCACTATTCCATGTGCTTGCCATAAGGAGTTTCTCCTTATGCTATTCTAATTAAACCAGCAGATGAGTTAGCAGTAGGAAACTGTAATTCGAAAGTTCCGTTGGTAGAAGTTTTAACTCCTCCAAAATCTAAAACTGCGATTGCAGAGTTACTGTTATTTGCATTATATAAAAGTGCAGCTTGAGCAGAAATAGTTGCATTTGCAAATGAAACATTGTCTGCATCAAAAATTGCAGTAGTTCCGTCCACTGAAATTGCTACATTAGTTAATGCATTTCCACCTGCAGTATAATTAGTGCCAGATGATGATACTTCATTCGCTGTTGCATATGCAGTTGTGTTTGCTGCTAAAGATGCAGTGTTATCGTACAAAGCACATTTTAAAGTTTGTGCTGCAAGGTTTCCACCAGGCGACATTAAGTCTTGTTTGAATACAGTGCAAATTGCTTGTGTTATTGCCATATTTATTGTCCTCCAGTTAATGTATTTGTACCTAGTGGGCTACCAGGAAACTTGTAGTCTGTTCTTCTTCTTCTACGAGCTT